CCCCAAGGAACTCTTGGACATATTAGACAATTTGGAAAAATTCGACGCCGAACGGGACAGGGTGGCTCAGGCCATATCTGAGGCAAATGCCGGGAACAAACTGGGTTGGAGATACCCGCCCGATTTAATCGTCCCCGACGACATCCGGCAGAGTTATTTGGCAGGACCAGCACATTGACACCCGCAGAACTAAAATCCGCCCGCGCCAAACTTGGCGACTTGAAACCGGCTGAACTCGCGCAAATCATAGGTCTCAGGTGGGACCGTACCATCCGTAAATGGGAGGCAGGGGAGAGAGCCATCCCTGAGCCTGTGGCGATCCTCCTGAACCTGTTCTTGGAGAACCCGGTCCTGATCACTATGTCCGAGAAGTTCCGTCCGGTGTATAACGACGCCGGAACAAAGGTGAACGGACATGCCTAGGAAGAAAAAGGATTTGGTGACAGATAGTCCTGAAATAGCTGCGGAACCCAGAAGTGTGGGAAGACCCAGCAAATACACAGGTAAACTGGCCGATGAGATTTGCACTCGCATTGCTCTGGGGAACAGCCTGAGAAAGGTTTGCCGTGCGGATGACATGCCGGACATCACAACTATCATCCGTTGGACTAGGGAAAATAAGGAATTTTGCCAACAATATGATAGGGCTTGCGTAGACCGGGGCAATCATCTGGCCGAAGAAGCCTTGGAAATCGCTGATCAAACCCCTGAGACAGAGCCTGTCAGGGACAAGGAAGGCAACATCATCGACATGCGGCTGCACTCTGCCTACGTCTCATGGCAGAAAAACCGGGTGGACGCCCGCCGCTGGTATGCGAGCAAACTGTCCCCGAAGCGGTTTGGCGATAAAGTCCAGACTGAGGTTTCTGGGGTCGATGGCTCTGCGATCAAGGTCGAGACTGTTGCGCTGGACGTAGCCAGCCTGTCCCCGGAGTCCCGCGCTGCTCTCAGGGCTGCGCTGGTGGAAGCTAAGTCCAAGGGATGAGACAAGTCTATGAGACATCCGGGGACCTGACCGCAGAGGATCGCGTGTCAGATATACTGTCGGCGGCTTGGGGGTTCGATCTGGAGAAGCTGCCCCGGCTCCACACGTTCGACCGCGCTCTAAAGCGGGGCGGTGTCCTGCGCGGGTATATCGAGATCAAGAACCGGAAGAAGTCCTATCCGACATATTTGATCAGCCTGAAGAAATGGCGGGACATGCTGATGGTATCAGAGGCCGCGAAGGTCCCGGCTGCGCTGGTGGTCTGCTGGCCGGTTGAGGGGGAGATGAAGACCAAGGTCATAAGGATCAGCCGCGCGAAGGTTGGCATAGTCGAGGGTGGCCGCAGGGACCGGGGCGATCCCAAGGACATTGAGGATATGGTTGAGATACCAATGTCCCAGTTTGACGATGTGTTCTAAGCGCCAGACCTATGTCTGCCGCGACTGCGGACAGTTGTGGAAACTGCTGCATATGCGGACATGCCGGTACTGGGTCGAGAAGTCCAAGGTGGTTATGAAGTGGCAATGTAAACAGGCCAATGGGGCCGAGTGTTTCATGTGAAACAATCAGAAAGCGGGAGAGTTCTGTGGCAAATTATTTGGTACGACTGATAGAGAACAAAGAAATCGTGGGCTTCTTCAATGCAGTAAACGATTATGAGTTGTTCTGGCTGGTAGATGAATGCACGGACCCTTGGGGCTGTGAGCGGCAAAAGCTGATTGGCGGGTGGGGCGTCATGTGGCCCGCGCCGAAAGCATTTAAAGTTCCACTGAAAAACCTTGACGCTGAGGTAAAGCTAAACAAGGCCCAACTTACAGAATGTGCCACTACGCTATTGCTGGATGAGGGTAAATGGAAGCCGGTGGCCGTTGAGGAGCGGAAAGACTATTATTACAGAGGTTAGGGTATCTGTGTTACAAAGGCCGTGCCTGTCGCAGGCCCCTTTCCTGCTGCTGGTACGGCCTGTCTCGGTTTTGCTTCCCGCTATCCGGGACAGGCCACCTAAATTGGGAATAGGGTATGATCGTTGATGTGGGCGGCAAAATGTTGGATGCGGACGAAAGTCTGCGTCTGCTAGACCAGTACGAGAACGAGCAAAGCCTGTACGACTTCCTGATCAACTCATGGAAGTATATCGACCCAAGCCCGTTCACCCACGGCTGGCCTATTGAAGCAGTTGCAGAGCATTTGCAGGCCGTTTGCGATGGCGATGTAAGGCGTTTGATCATCAATATCCCGCCGCGTTGCTGCAAATCCTCCCTGACATCCGTGGCATTCCCGGCTTGGGTTTGGGCGCAGGAGTATGCCAGTGCGACCAGCGGGCCGGGGGTGCAGTTCCTGACGGCATCCTACGCGCAACAGCTATCCATCCGAGACAGCGTGAAGTGCCGCCGGTTGATTGAAAGCCCGTGGTACAAATCCATTTGGGGTTCACGATTTGTTCTCACCAGCGACCAGAACACCAAGGGGCGCTTCGACAACTCCAAGGGAGGCACCCGGCTCTCCACCTCGGTAGGATCGGCCCTGACCGGTGAAGGTGGCTCGATCATCATCGTAGACGACCCAAATGCGGCTCAGGAGGCGTTCTCCGACGCGACCATTGAGACAACCATCGACTGGTGGGACAACGCCCTCAGCACCCGCCTGAACGATCCTAAGACGGGCGCGTTTGTGGTGATCCAGCAGAGGCTGGCTGAGAACGACCTGACCGGCCACATCCTTGAGAAGCAATCCGGGGAGTGGACCCACCTGTGCCTGCCTATGGAGTACGAGAAGTCCCGCTCCTTCGTGACCACCATTGGCTGGGAAGACCCTCGAACGGAGGAGGGCGAACTACTCTGGCCGGAGCGGTTCGGACCAAAGGAAATCAAATCGCTAGAGTCCGCGCTAGGCCCGTGGGCTTCGGCTGGTCAGCTACAGCAGAGACCGGAACCCAAGGGCGGCGGCATCATCAAGCGGGACTGGTGGGAACTCTGGCCCCATGATGCCTATCCCGCGATGGACTATGTGATTGCCTCGCTCGATACGGCTTACACCACCAAGAGCGAGAACGACTTCAGCGCCATGACCGTCTGGGGAGTATTCTCCGGGGATGTCGTGGCCCAGAATGTCAGGGCGGGCGGAACTGACACGGAACGGTCCTACGCCCAGCAAAGCCCCAAGGCCATGCTGATGGACGGCTGGCAGGAGCGGCTGGAGTTACATGATCTGGTCGAGAAGGTCGCCAAGACCTGCCGGACCATGAAGATCGACAAGCTGATCATCGAGAACAAGGCAGCGGGCCATTCGGTCGCGCAGGAAATCCGGCGGCTGTACGCCCATGAGGACTGGGCGGTCCAACTGGTGGACCCGAAGTCTCAGGACAAGCTATCGCGCCTGTACTCGGTTCAGCATCTGTTCAGTGAGGGGATGGTCTATGCGCCGGACAGGTCATGGGCCGATACCGTCATGACGCAGGTGGGGACGTTCCCCAAGGGTAAGCACGATGACTTGGTGGACACGGTGAGCATGTGCCTTCGCCACCTTCGTGACCTTGGCATGTTGACGCGCGGGCAGGAGATGGTTGCTCAGGTCCAAGAGTCGATGAAGCATCGCGGGAATGATCTTAGGCCGTTGTATTAAGGTTCATGGTTTGTTCTAGACCACACCAGTGGTATCTTGCGGTCAAATATCCGCAAGGAATAGATCATGGCGTTAACTCCGGGGCTGTCTCCGTCCATTAGGCTTGTTCAACCTGACCCTGAATTTGAAGGGATGGGAGAGGACTCCACTGTCGAGATCATCGAGGGCGACGATAAGGAAATTGCCAATGAAGATGGCAAGGTTCTGGAGATCGAGCATGACGACGGCTCGATCACGATCAGCCTAGACGGCAAGTCCCTTACCGGAGAAGACGAAGCTAAAGGTCCGACCGGCTGGTTTGATAATCTGGTCGATGACATTCCCGAACTGGAACTGAACCGTATTTCGGACGAACTGCTGCGCGGTATCTCTGATGACATCGAGAGCCGCAAGGACTGGATCGAAGATCATTCGACCGGCATCAAGCTGCTTGGTCTCAAGATTGAAATTCCCGGCCTCGGCGGCTCCGCAGAAGGAGCGCCTGTCGAGGGCATGAACAGGGTGCGGCACCCTCTCCTGCTGGAGGCGGTGTTGCGCTTTCAGGCCAACGCCCGCTCTGAAATGCTGCCGACTGACGGCCCGGTGAAAATCCGCAACGACGATAACAACGCGACGCTGGAAGAAGATC